TCCTATTCCAGTAGAAGCTGAAGGCTTTGGGGTGTTTGGAGACGGAACACTTCCAAGGCCAAAGATTAAAGTAAGCAATAATGAAAAGATTGTGACTTACTTCTTGGGTAAATATAAAGACTTTAAAAATGCCAAAGTCTATAGAAAGAAAGTTTTTGTTAAGCATTTAGACGATGCAAACTTTGATGGTAATAACCCATTTGGATTGGCTAATTCAGATTCTGAGATATCAGAAGAAAAATATTTAATCGGCCAAAAAGTGCAGGAGAATAAGTCTTTTGTTGAGTTTGAGCTTAATCTTCCTCTTGATTTAGATAATTTTGACGTTAATCATAGAACTGTTAATGCAAAATACTGTTATTGGCAATACAGAGGTTTAGGGTGTCAGTATAGTGGGCCACCAATAGAGAAGTCAGATGGGGAGGCTTTTACCGATGCAAATGGAGATGCTGTGATTTTAAATATTGATGAAGCAGATTTTCAAAGTCAACAATTAGCATACTCTTCAAATTTAAGCTATTCTGTTGGTGATGTTTCTTATATTGAGGATAAGAGCATTATTATTGGTAGGGGAGATGATGATGGCCCAATTTACCACAGGACTTATTATGCTTGTGTTAAAGCAGCTAGTGGACAAGCTCCAGAGGATAACCCAACTTACTGGCAGAAGGATGGATGCACAAAGAAGATAGAGGGTTGCCAAAGAAGGTTCTCAAGTAAAAGCTTACAGAAGAATTTTGTAGGTACAGAAGAAGCATCCTTTGATTATTTAAATTTGACAAGGACTGGTGAAGCAGTCTTTATGACTAAAGAACCTACTATAACAGGAGTTTTTGATGATAATAACTGGACCTTATCTGTTTGGGTCAGAGGCGTAAAACAGCATCAGACTGAAGATGATGATTGGTACAATCCATCTGTTTTGGCCACAAAAGAGCTTCCAAGAACCGATTCTGCGTTCACTCCAGATCCTAATGGAGAATTTACTCCAACAGTAGCAGCTAACCTTCATTTTTCAACTAGGGGGGAAGAAGATAAAAGAGGTTTATATTTAGATTTTGCAACAGCGAACAAGAGTGGATCGAAAAGTAAACTGCATAGAGCTAATACAAAAATAGCATCACAAAGCAAATTTAACTGTGTTGTTATTAGAAAAACATTTGATACTGACGAATCTAAAGACAAAATAGAAGTTATTGTAAATCCATATAAAAATCAGTATGGTAATCTTGTATTCTCTAGCAGGGTATATGATTACACTTCAGGGAATGGAGCTTCTGAATTCTTTTCTTTGTTTTCTGATCAAACAGGGGCTAATTTAAATTCTGGCATCTGTCTTGATGGTGATATAGCTCAGGCATGTCTTTGGTCAGGAAAGCTTTCTGATGACGAGATCAGTTATATTGGTTCTGCAAACGCAGTGTCTGATTCAGAATACTATCTTACAGATAATGGCCTACAAAAGGCAGTAGACTCTTATTGTGATTATGTTCCTTTGAGATATTCAGAAGCAACAGGATATCTAGGGACACTAACTGGCTCCAATAAACTTGTCTTTTGGTATGACATGGTTACTGGTTTAAGTGCTAGCAGTATGATTATTGAAGATGAATCTCACAACGGTTATAATATAACTGGTTATGGAACAACTGGAGAGTTCTCTACAAGGACAGTAGAATACTCCAAAGGTAAATTTGAAGAGTTTATACCGAATCAAAACGCTCAATTTGAGCTTCCTTTTGGTGGTTTTCCGGGTACGGATGGGTTCGACTATAAAGCTTTTGGAAGCCAGAGCATATGAATTTAAAAAAATCCCTTCAAGATATAGTAGATACTTCAGAAGCGAATCTCTTTATTGAGGTCTGTGGTTTTGTCGGTTTTGACGAAGAAAATGAAGAGTATGTAGTACAGCATCAAAAAAATATTGCTGAAGACCCCAAAAGTCACTTTATGATAGATCCGCTTAACTATCTTTTGTTTAAAGATCAGTATCATTTAGTTGCTGTTTACCACAGCCATATTGATTCAGATGCCGAACCATCAGAGTTCGACATTAAGATGTCTAACAACTGCTGTATACCGTTTTTGATTTATAGTGTAGAAACTAAAAAATTTCATCTTTATGAGCCACAAAATCTCGAAACAGATGTAAATATACATAACAGGTTTAAGGAAGACTATGACAACTATTAGATTACATGGAATTTTAGCTCAGAAATACGGAAAAGTGTTTCACATGAGCATTGATAAACCTAGAGATGTCATCCGAGCTATTGATGCTAATAAGGATGGGTTTAGAAAGGCTGTCATAGATCTTCAAAAACAGGGTTTTTCCTACGAGCTTATCGTAAACAAAAAAAGGTTAAACAAAGATGAGTTTTTAAATAACAAAAAACCCAAAGAAATTGATTTTGTACCTTTCATTGTTGGTTCTGGATTTCTCGCTCCACTGCTTCCAATGCTCGCTGTTTCTTTGACTATGGCGGTTATTAGTTTTGCTCTTATGGACCCCGGCACAATTGATGGTGGGGAAACCGTTGTTGGTGGAGACAGCAAGTCTTTAATGTTTAGTAGTAGCCAAATCAACTTAGCAGCTCAAGGATCACCATTACCAATTGGTTATGGTAGGTTAAAAGTGGGTTCCAGTGTAATCCAATCATCTCTTAAATCACTTCCACAGACAGTGCATTCTGTAGATGGAATGCAGCACAATCAATTCTACAGGGAGGATGATGCACGTAACTCACAATACGCAGTAGAAATATCTGACGCAGCACCATCTTAATATGAATCATTTATCCAAAAAGAAAAAGTTATACGGAGCTGGTAAACAACCAACGGTTAAACCTGCGGTTTTGTCACCTCCTAAAATTGGCGATTTCCAATTTGGGGCTTCGTTTAGCTATATTGAGACTTTGGATTTGATATCGGATGGACCAATTGAAGGTTTGGTAGATCCAAAAGGTAATCTTCTGCACGAATCTGCCTTATCAAGAGGTATATACTTAGATGGTACAGCAGTATCAATAGCGCCAGAGGAGGAAATTAACGAAGAGACTGAAACTTCATCAGATCAATTTGTCGGTAAATCAGTATCGATAAGTACTTTTTCTAATTTAAATACAAAAAATAGAGGTGGAGCTTCAGTATCAGAATCACTAAAATATGCAGATGCTTTTAGGTCATCAGGTCTTCGTACTAAAGTTACATTTTCTAATTTAGTAGAAGGATATGACCCTTACTTTCAATTTAAACCAGAAAAAACAAATTGGGGGCAAAAAGTATTTGATGATGTTGATAAAGAATACCTTACCGAAGCTGTAAGATTCATTCAAGACAGTAAATCTTTCAGAATAAAGGAGGATCATAAGAATATTAGATACCAATATTCTATGTTATTTGCTAATAATAGCACAATAGATAATTCAGATTTCTTTGTCAGTTTCGTTAGGGATAACCATTCCAGCTTCAATCTAAAGAGGTACACTCCTTCATCATTTCGTTATGTAGCGGATTACTTTTTTGCTGAAAAATTTGATAACGCATCAGATATTGATTTAGGAGAAGACATAACTTATAAAAGAGGTAAATCTGGAGCTTCTTTCTTTCAAAAAATTCTAGGAGCTTGGTCAAGATATAAGGCAGCCGGGAATACTTTCATGACTGATATGATAGAGGCCAAAATGGATAAAGTTTTTGGCTCTTATGATTGGAAGCATGAAAAAACTGCACAGCAGTTATATGATAGATTCTTTAGTAATAACTGGAGAGCTGGTTATATGGCTATTTATTATCCAGAGAGAGATATTTTAAGTGGTGTTGGTGCTGTAAAATTTTCAAACGCTAAAGAGGTATCATTAGTCCCTACAGAAGGAGGAACTAAAGATGCAAGAATTTATAAAAGTTCATCTTATGTAGATTTGTTATTCCCTGTTTGCGATAACAATGGCAATCTTCAGACTTCTACCGATATATTTGGAGCAGCTTTTATTTTTATAAAAAAGAGCTATTCAGAGTTCACTCCAAAAAGCGAGGCTTCAAAAACGGTCTCATTAGATATACTTTCTATCCTTAAAGATTTAAAAAGGGTCACGCATTTAAATATCACTCAAAAAACAAATAGTTTTGATGATAGATCAAAATACAATTATAACAATGTTTTAATTGAAGCGAGAAATGGATACGAACAACAAGAACCTTTTAAGTTCTTTAATAAAGTTCATATTGATAAAATTGTTGATAAGAATGTATACGGACCTTTTAAATCGTCAGGGCAAGTACAAAGAATTAAAAGAAACACAAATGATAAAAAAGATTCTTTAGCTATGGATGATGTTGGGTATGAG